TAGTAGATGTTAAGTCAGAACCAAAAGTACCAGAGGTTCCAATGGAATGAAGCTTAAAGTAAGACAGAGAGCATTGAGGGCAGGTTACAGATCAGGACTAGAACAAGACACTGCAAAGTTCTTAAAGAAAAGAGGGATAGGTTTTACATACGAAGAGATGAAGATCAAGTGGGTAGACCCTAAGACTAAGACCTACACTCCTGACTTTGTATTAGACAACGGCATAATCATTGAGACTAAAGGAAGGTTTATATCTCCTGATCGTGCCAAACACCTAGCAGTTCGTGATCAATACCCTGAGTTAGACATAAGGTTTGTGTTTACAAATAGTAAATCAAAGCTTTACAAAGGAAGTAAAACAACGTATGGTATGTGGTGTAACAAGTATGATTTTAAATACGCTGACAGGTATATACCTGAAGCATGGCTAAAGGAACCAAAGAGATGAAGCTTACTTTACATAAAGTTATACGAGAACCATTTGAGTATCCTGAATTAATTGACAATGAAACAGGAGAACACCCTATCTGTGTTGTTTATCTATCTGAGTTCAACGGAGAGTTAGAAGAAACAGAGATGTTATACAGTACATTTAAAGAAGCTTACGAAGAATCGACTAGGGTAAACAGAACTATAGAAGGTGTTGTCATAGAGAACAACGACATATATGATGCTTAGAAAAAGAAAAACAGTATTAGTTTACACATGTGCTCACGCTGATCCTGATACAAGTAATGAAAGATTCGATTGGCTAGGTGCATTCATCTACGACTTGAAACCAGACTATGTTGTAGACTTAGGTGATGGTGCTGACATGCGTAGCTTGAATAGCTTTGATACAAAGTATCCTCAAGCAATAGTGTCTCAAGGTTATGAACGTGACATCAACCACTACAACGATTCACAGGAGAGACTACGTTGGAGATTCAGACATCACAAGAGAAAACGTCCATACTGGATAGGATTCGAGGGGAACCATGAGAATAGAATCAAGAAAGCTATCGCCCATGATCCAAGACTTCAGGGAGAAAAGTACGGGATTTCCTTCAGCCATCTTCAAACGAAGCAATGGTTCGACGAGTACCATGAGTACCGCAATTCAGCCCCCAGTATCGCTGATTACGATGGCGTATCTTATGCTCATTTCTTTGGTGCAGGTAATTATGGCACACCTATCTCTGGTGTTCATCATGCTTACACCTTACTACAAAACAGGAATCACAGTTCTACTTGTGGTCACAGTCATAAACGTAGTATGTATTTCAAAGATTCTGCACATCCTAATTCAATTATCGGGCTTGTCGCAGGGTGCTTCAAAGGTGCAGAAGAATCTTGGGCAGGTCAATCGAATAATGAATGGTGGAAGGGTGTCGTAGTCAAACGTGAACTAGAGAATGGTGTGTATGAACCTGAGTTTGTTTCATTGAACACCATCCGTAAACTCTATGGGGGGAAGGATGTTTGATTATCAGGGACAGTTAGATTTACTAATAGAAAGCTATGGACTAGCACAGTTATTAGAACAGAATGATATAACAGAGAACGTTGTTCTTGAGTTGTTGATTGAAAGAGGAGACATAGACTTGGGGGATTACTTCTTCAAGGACATGCCATTGGATATACTAGAAGAGGAGTTAGAATATGATCAATGAATCCTGGGAATACTACAAAGAAGTTTACAAAGACATGATAAGTCTTGCTCAGTATCAGAGTGCTGCAGCTAAGACTGCAATGTACAAACACAATCACAAGATACTTTATCCTGCACTTGGACTAGCAGGTGAAGCAGGTGAGGTAGCAAACAAAGTAAAGAAGATGTTACGAGACGATAACCTAGATAAGAACGCTATTGAATCTGAGTTAGGGGATGTCTTGTGGTATGCAGCTATGTTGTCTAAAGATTTAAATATAGAGTTACATGACGTAGCTATGAAGAATCTAGAGAAACTATATGGACGTAAACAACGTGGAACTATACAAGGGGACGGTGACGAAAGATGAACAATTACTTGCCAACTGACTACCAAGCTTTTATACATACTTCAAGGTATGCTCGTTGGCTTGAGGACGAGGGGAGACGTGAGTCTTGGTCAGAGACAGTAGACCGCTACATGGGTAACGTTGTTGGTTATGACATCGATCATAAGATTTACAACGAACTGAGAGAGGCAATACTATCTCTAGAAGTTATGCCAAGTATGAGGGCAATGATGACTGCAGGTGCAGCTTTAGATAGAGACAACACTGCAGGTTACAACTGTAGTTATCTACCTGTAGATGACCCAAAGTCCTTCGATGAGGCTATGTTCATCCTCCTCTGTGGCACTGGAGTTGGGTTCAGTGTCGAGAGGCAGTTCGTCTCTAAGCTTCCAGAGATACCAGAACTCTTCGAGAGTGATACTACCATTGTGGTAAAGGACAGTAAGGAAGGGTGGGCTAAGGCTCTTCGACAAGTTATTGCTCTCCTTTATAGTGGTGAGATTCCTAAGTGGAATGTTAGTAGGATCAGACCTGCAGGTGCTAGACTAAAGACATTTGGTGGACGTGCTAGTGGACCTGCTCCTCTGGTAGACTTGTTTAACTTTGTAGTCCATGTATTCAAAGAAGCACAAGGACGTAAGCTATCAAGCATCGAAGCACACGACATCATGTGTAAGATAGGTGAGGTAGTTGTAGTAGGTGGTGTTAGACGTAGTGCTATGATCAGTCTGTCTAACCTATCAGATGATAAGATGCGACACGCTAAGTCAGGTGAGTTCCCTTCTCACAGATACTTAGCTAACAACAGTGTGGCATACGTAGAGAAACCAGATAGTCTTTCATTTATGCGTGAGTGGATGGCACTAGTAGAATCAGGAAGTGGAGAGAGAGGTGTATTTAATAGGCAAGCGAGTAAGAATCAAGCTGCAAAGAATGGGAGACGTGATCCTAACTACGACTTCGGAACTAATCCCTGTAGTGAAATCATTCTTAGGCCGTATCAGTTCTGTAATCTTACAGAAGTTGTTGTCAGGGCTACGGATAATGTGGATGATCTGGAGCGAAAAGTCCGTTTGGCAACAATACTGGGAACTATACAATCCACATACACCAACTTCCCCTACTTGCGAAAAGTGTGGCAGAGAAATACAGAAGAAGAACGACTGCTTGGTGTGTCATTAACTGGTGTCCAAGACAATCCACTTATGACTACAAAGAACAAAGGATTGGAAAAGACTCTTGAGTACTTACGTGAAGTTGCGGTGGCTACTAATTCTGAGTGGGCTGACCGTCTTGGTATCAATTGTAGTGCAGCTATATCTTGTAACAAACCGTCTGGAACTGTGTCACAACTCGTTGACAGCTCCTCTGGAATACACGCACGATATTCAGATTATTACATTAGAACCGTTAGAGGAGATAACAAAGACCCACTTACCACCTTCATGAAAGATCAAGGCATACCAAACGAGCCGTGTGTTTACAAACCAGATCAGACTACAGTGTTTAGCTTTCCAGTAAAAGCACCAACCAATGCTGTAGTAACATCTGACTTGTCAGCTATCGATCAACTAGAAACGTGGTTGATGTATCAACGTCATTGGTGTGAGCACAAACCTAGCGTGACGATCAACGTCAAGAAGGATGAGTGGTTCGAGGTAGGTACTTTTGTTTACGAGCACTTTGATGAGATGTCTGGTGTAAGTTTCTTACCATACGATGATCACATCTATCAGCAAGCACCATACCAAGAGTGTACTAAAGATGAATACAAAGAACTTATGAAGACAATGCCTAAGAGTATTGATTGGACTAAGCTATCAGAGTATGAGTTAGAGGACACAACTAAGTCTAGTCAGACATTCGCATGTACTGGCGAGTCGTGTGAGATTGTAGATATATCAGCGTAGGAGATTGGATGGCTAACTGTGAAATATGTGAGAGGGTGTTGGATGATGATGGTGTTTGTGGTGAGTGTATTGAGACTGAACCAGATCAAGTCAACAACCCTATCCACTACAACCATAGTGGGATAGAATGTATACAAGCTATCGAAGCTATGACTGAGAATATGTCTGGTAGTATAGCACCACACGCTGCCAATGTCCTCAAGTATCTCTGGCGTTGCGAGTACAAGAATGGTTTAGAAGATATAGACAAAGCTATCTGGTATCTCAATAGACTACGCAAGAGATGGACTCAGACACACAAATAAGAAAAAACCCCCAAGGAGAAATCCAAGGGGGTTTATTTTATTTCTTTTTTCTTTTCTTACCAGAGGCGGTTACTGACCACTTGACTCTCTTTGGTCCTGTTTTCTTTCTGGCTTCACTCTTTGATATTCTTCCTGCAACCGCTTTAGGTCTACACGCAGGGTAGCCTCTGCGTTTATCTTTCTTCCCTGACCTTCCGCATGGCTTTCCTGTTTTGACATCAACCCATTTCTCCCCGAACCATTTACCTAAACCACCTTTAGCCATATCACTTCTTCTTTTTCTTCTTAGATGATCTAAGTTTTTTCATGTCAGCTGCAGTTATCTTTTTTCTAGGGGGTGCTACTGCAGCTAGTTTCTTTTGTTTAGGTGAGTACTTTGAATAAGGCATTACTTCTTCCTCTTCTTTACCCTGTTGTCCTTGCCTTTCCATCCACCGCCTTTAGACTTGTACCACTTAGCAGCCCAAGCATTTGCGTATGCTGAAGGATAGACCTTGAACTTCTTCTTAGCTTCTGCCTTTGCTCTAGACCACAGAGCAGGTTTTGTAGGTGTAGGACTCGCCATGGCTAAGCCTTACATACACACTCAGGGCAGCACTTACGATTCAACATAGCACACCCAACTCGTTTGATATACTTCCATATCCACTTTACTATATTCATAATGTAACTCCTATTTCTACACATGTACCTTGCGAAAAGATACCCTTTGATATAAACATATCCACCATCCCACGCATCTCAACACTACATGCTTCTCTAGTTCTATACAAGTTTTCATTGTTAACTGTGATAGTGCACGTTGTTGAGTTTGTAGGTGTCATGCAGAACATGACTATAGCTAACCACATCAGAAACTAAAGGTAGCCCCTACAGTTACGTCACCAAATTCTAGGTCTGCATCTGTTGAAACTTCTGTATATAGATTGATATTAGTGTTAGCTATTTCATAGTCTGCAGTGAAGTCTAGACCCTGGAAAATGTGACCCTCATCAAGAGTCAACATATCAATGTCTGTGGCTACACTCAAACCAATACCTAATGCAGTTATTCCTGCAGATGGTGTCAATTCCCATACCCATTCTTCTACACCAGTAGTATAGTTGAGGTCAGTCTCTGCACCAATAGATAAAGTCTGTCCTGCTACAGAGAAGTCCATAGCTGATGTAGACGTTGCTGCTAACATAGCCGCTGTTACGATTGCTGTTGTTTTCATTTTATTATCCTTTACCATTTTACTTTAGCAGCCCAATACGCTGCACTCATTTTTCCCTTTTTAATATTCTTAGCATGTCTTGCACGAAAAGCCTTATTCCTAGCTGAACCTTTAGGGCTTCCTCTGACACCTTTCTGACCAAACCTGATAATCTTTTCTTTTCCATTGACACAAGCCTTTACTACATGAGATTTACTAGGATGATTAGGCGTAGCTCTAGGGCTATTGCACTTCATCTTTGACTTGTTAAGTCTTGCGGCCATTTTTACTTCTCCTAAATGATCCAATAAGAGTAAGAAACCCACGTCCTATTTCTTGTGGGCTAGGTGCTAACCAACCTAGTACTAAAAGTATTAAAACTAGAGGTGGGATTTCATTTATATTTATATTTCCCACATTATCTGTACTTACTTTGTTTCTATCGTTACTCTGATTTAAGTTTCCTTGTAAAGTTTGTAGGTTTATTTCTTGATCTGTGTTTGTAGAACTACCTAATGTCTGTGAGTTTGTCTTACCTGCTTGCACATTAGCACTGACACTAGGTCCACCCCCACCGCCTATAAGTTTCATAGGATTTAACATACAACCTGCCAACAAACTACTTAGTAGCAGACTTACTATAAGATTCTTCATGTACTACCCTCGTTGGAGTTACCGTTGTCTTAGATTCTTTGCCCATCCATATGCCAAAACAGCCTGTCAGAGCACCCATACAAACTGATACTAGACCTGATTGTTGTATTGTGGGATCAGGTAAGGCCATGTACCAGTGAACAGCTTGATAGGTCAACACGGTCACGGCTACCATCATCAGTCTTGGTATAATTTTCCAATCATCAACTATCGTATGTGCCATGTTTTCTCGCGTACTGTTTTGCAATGTTTTTGTTACGAGTAATTATTATTACCTTACCGTTCTTATCGTAAACTATATACCTGTTATTTATTTCTATCAACCTCAAAGCAATGTACCGCTGACTTACTGTTCGTTACCATTACTCTTGCTCTTACCATCTCTTCTTTACAGGCTTTTTCTGATCCGTAAGTACCTACTTGGTAGTACTCGAACTCATTCGTTCCCACTAGAAACTGCATCCACACTAGGAACCACATCACCATCTACCTTGCTGTTTGCCGATGAAGTAGAATACCAATAGTAGCAAGCCGCCCCCAAGGACAAACATAACACCACCAATACTGAAATTAATAATCGCATCTATTCTCTCCTGCTTCTTATAAAGTTCTTCTTTTCTACGTCTACGCATCGATGCTTCAATCTGTAGCACCTCATCCCATGCAGACTTACCATAATGCCATGTGATGTGCTCTTTTATTTCCCTTCTCATTTCTTCCATCTTTTTCTTGTTGGCGAATATTTCTATAGCAGTCTCTTCGTCACTACCTTTGAATGTTTTCTTCCAAAAAGGTGGATTCTTTTCTCGTTCTTCTAGATTAGTGAAGTCAGAGAAAGCTTTACCCCAAGTGGCAAGCTGACCTGTCATTTCCTGCAAGTCTTTACCTGCACCGATTGCGCCTTTTAGTGCTTTGAAAGCACCAGTTGCCATCATTACACAAGAAACTGGGTCCATTACTTATCTCTTAACGATTGCTCTATGCTGTCTAGTTTAGTAAATATTGCCTTGACAGTTTCTTTTAGTTCTTTCATCTCTCTGTCGTAGGCTAGTCTGTTAGATTCATACTGTGCTTGTAATACTGCAATGTCTCTCTCGTTCTTTGTTGACTTCATAAAGAGAAACCATACAACAAACGCAAGAGGTGCGGCTAACCACTGGGTTATGAACTCTATCATCTCCATGAGCTTACTCTAACTCTTCACCAAACATTTCTTTATACACTTTCTTTGTACTATTCCATCTAGTCTGGGCTACTGTGTTATTATTATCGTCACTATGTCCTATAATAGACGCAAGCTTAGATTCTGTTAGATCAGATGTTGAGAAATCTTTATCCTGAAGATAAGCTATAGTCGCACGTAGCATTATATTTTTATCTGTTTCTAGTAACTCAGGATTATTTAATAAGTCTACTCCTATCTTTTCTCCTAATTTTTTATACGTATCTCTTCCTGTAATTTGAATAAGACCTCTTCCCTTATACCTAGACCCATCATTGGTTCCAGTTCTATTTCCTAAACGTCCTTCATAAACTATATCAAATATATCATCACCTGTGTGGTTATCAGGTAACGCTTCGATAGCTGCCTTACGTTTTTGCATTGTTTGGCTTAACGTACCATCATCTTTTCTATTACGATCAACAAAGACTTCAATAGCACGTTTTTTAGAGTAATCTTTTTCTACTAAACCAGTACCAGATTCAGCCTCTACAGTAGCTACAAAAGCTGCAGCTTGTACAGGATTTTTATAGGTGTCTCTAGCAAAGTCTTTTACTTTATCTATATCAGGTGTTACCCTTGTTCCTGATACTTTAAACATGTCTTCTGCATATTCTTCAGCTTCTATATCACGAGCACCCTCACCTAAAGGTGTTATATCTCTTACTGGTGTAGGTTCTTTTCCACTGTCAGGCTGCACCTCATCAGCGTCATCATCAACAGCAGTATCAGTAGTAGTCTCATTTGTTGTCAATCCTAATAGTTTAGCTACCTCTTGTTTTACAGCCGCATCAGATAACATTCCTGTATTAGCACTAGTATCAGCTGCATCTAAAGCATCACTAACAACTTTAAAAATCTCATCGTTGTTTAGTAAATTAACTCTGCTTTCTCCTAAAGGTGTTATGTCCCTCACACTAGAAATAGGTTCAGGAACTTCTACATCAGCTTTCTCAAATAGTTTAAACTGTTTATCAATAAACTCAATAGAACTACGAGCATTTAGAGCCTTTTCTATCACACCACCTCTGAAGTATCTAGACTGTTGAGGGTCTGCTCTTAGACCTTTACCTTCTACGTAGTTATTTCTGACGTATCCAGAATCAAGCTCTGTTAAATGACGTACAATACCACCCTTTTTGTCCTGATCGGGTCTATCTGCAGGATTTATGTAGTAAACCTTTTCTCCTTCATCCCATGTCATAGTAATACTATAGCCAGATAATCTTCCTGCTCCATTTTCTATGTTGTCTAGGTACTTCGAGTTTACTATTCTCTGATGAGATAGCTGACTACGTACACCAATTCGAATAGTATCTGCAGCTGTTTTGTTATAGGACTCTAGTCTGTTTAGTTTGTTGAGCATGTCTGTAGAAACAATAGCTTCTGAAATTCTTTCTTTACTACCTGCTACATCAGAGGTACTCAATGAACGTATTAAGTTTGTAGCTCCTGTTATAAACTGCTTTTGGAAGTTTTCTTCTTGTAGTTTATTGATGTCTACGTTTTCTATATACAAAAGACCATTATTGTAGTTAGCTTTAGTTTTTTCTTTATTAGAAGCACCTGACCTATCTCCTGGAGTCATAGTTTCTTGAACGAACTCCTCTGGAAGACTATCAATATCAAGTACAGAGTTAGGGTTTACTATATCATCAGAGTTTGATTGTATATCTGTGAGAGTTTGTCCTGAAGATATAGGTTCGTAGTATTTCTTAACTGCATCTGAGTTCACAAGATCATTAAGACGTTCACTTATATCACCAAGTCCTAGAGCTTGAGCAAGAGTTGGGGTATCACCTGTTGCCATAGCTACTAACATATCTTTAGGATCACCACCATTCTTAGCATGAGCTGATATAACAGATTTAAAGTCTTCCCAGTATACATCAGCTTTAGTTGAGGCAAGTATAGTGTCAACAGTATCTTCTAAACCTTTTACCCTATCTAGGAAAGGTTGAAAGTCATCACTGTTTATTCCTGATACTGCTTTATAGCTTAACAGATTAGTGTACTCTGCTTGAATAGCTTGCTTTATGCTACGCACTTGCTCTCTGTTTATAATACCAGAAGACCTTTCAGTACCTGCTATAAAACTACTAACTAAAGTATCAAACCTATCATCTATTACAGGTTGATCTTCTGCTTTAAACTGATTAAAAGTAATAGCCTCATCTGCTTTACGTCTAGAAGCAGCCATGTCAGATATAGCTACATTCTTTTGTTGCATTTGAATCTGATCAAAAGCAAACTCTTCGTGCTGCTGTTCTGAAAACCCTTCATTCAAAAGACGCGAAGCATTCGTATATATCATATACTTAGGATCGTTTCTCATCATTGAATCTGCATACTGTTCAGGAGACTTACCTAACATTGATATAGGTCTATCTGTAATAAGTTCTATCTCTGTTTTAATTTTATCGAAGTCAAGGTTAGATACAAGAGCAGACCTAACAAGATCACCTTCCATTGATTGAATTTTAAGTTCAGACACTTCACCTGATTCCCTAGCTTGTTCTATAGCATCAAGTTCACTAAGAAAGTTTTTAGCTAAGTTATCTTGACGTTTAGCTTTATTAGCCGATAGAACACTATCAAAAGCACTTATACCAGAAGAGAATATATTCAGCATAGCTTCTTTTCTAGCAAAGTCAGCCCTCTGAACAGTTGCTTCGGTGTTAATAGCTTTAGCTTCTGAACGTAAAGCCATCCTTTGAAAGTCAGTACTTATCTGTTCAGTTCTATCCTCAACAGCTTCTAAAGGTTGTTCGTAGCCTATGTTAAAAGCTGATTTAGGTGCGTACATATCTTGAGCCATTTAGCTACCTTTCGTTTTATTTACGTACATTCGACTCAAGTCTCTTAGCAAGAAAGTCTCTGTCGTGTCTTAATAATGTTTTGTATGTTCTTATAAAAGAATCTGTGTCTCTTCTGAGAGCAGAGTTAAATAAAGACTTTTGTTGTTCGTAGGTAAACCCACTGGTTTTAATCATAGTATCGACTTCGTTTAACAGATCAAACCCACGTTGCTTATCTGATAAATCTGGAGACTCTATCAAACGATAAGCTCTTTCTGAATACTTATTTATTTCTTTTCTGAACTTACCGAACTTTCTTTCATCGTTATAAACTCTACTTTGTATTTCGTAGAACTCTTGAGTTTTTAAACTTCCTATACCTAACAGTTGTAGGATAGCCTCGTTTGTTGAATAAGTTCCAGGAAGCACTTTACCAGACTTACTTATGTACTCATTGTTGTTACGTATTCCTATAGCTTTAGCAATGTTGTCTAGACCTGAAGGTTGTCTTAGTAATTCCAACACATCGTTAGTAAGAGCTACACCATTTCTATCGTAAGTGTTTGCAAGAACATTCATAAAGACATCAGCACCACTCTTGGCTATCTCACCAGAAGGACCGAAAGTAACTTCTAAGAACTGACCTTGTGTAATCTTTCTGTATGTATCTACAATAGCACCTGCAGGAGCTAATCTTTTAGAAAGACCTATACCCTCTTTACCTTCGACATCAGGCATAAGGACATCACCTGCCCAATCGATAAGACCCCACTTCAAGAAGGTATAAGATAAACCTTCAGGGTCTAATTCGTAGTAGTCTGCTATCATATCTGCAGCACTAGATAAACCAAAGCCTGTAGTTCCGTACATAGGAACTAGAACTGTAGCCATTCTAGCACGTTCTAATCTAGTGAAATTACGTCCTACAAAGATTTCTTCCATTGCACGAAACGAGTGAGACAACCACTGAGTAGGAACTCTCATAACCCCACTTTGAATCATGGGTCTTCCTGTGTTCGTCATATTGAACGTAAGATCATGGTCACGTCTTGTTATCGCTGTTCGTGCTCTTTCAGAAGCAAGCTTTACTCCTGGATTAGCAGCCTTAAATTCAAGTATCGCTGTGTATGTTCCTGTCAAACGTCCAAGGTATTCACCTGCTTGGAATGGATAAAGACCTACAGCTAGACCTTTAGATAATGTTTTCTTACTTCCTAGATAGGCTTTACGAATTGCACTAGGTTTTAAAGATTGACCGTTGTATCCAGATATACCCCAAGAAATACCAGTACCTTGCTCTATTGCATCTCCGTTTATGAATGAACGTCCTGAAGTTCTTACGTACTCCATGATTTCTTTTATTTCATCAGGCTCCATATCGTAGAACTTAGCTGCTCTTTTTACACCTAGTTCAAGAGTCTCACCTGATTGATGATACAAACTACGTAAAGCTAGTGTCATGCTTGCTCCACGCATACCCTGTCTAGGTGATATAGCCATAACAGTTGTGGCGTGGGAAGCCTGAATAAAAGACTGAGCTACATTAAAGAAACCAAATGCAGTCTGAAATCCAACATTCAACAAGGCATTGGAAGGATCACCAACTTGTTTAGCTACTCGTCTACCTGATACATCGAATACGTACTCAGATAGTTGTTGCCCAAGACTCTCCATCCATAGGTGTGTCTCACTTTTAACACCCATACGCCTACGTTCAAGAGCCTGTAGCTCACGCATACGTCTAGCAAAAGGATCGGTTCCTGTTACTTTAGCATTCAGAAACAAACCTCTGTAGTCTTCAGGGGAGTATCCTTTAGGTAGCCACTCAGGTTTAGACTTCTTAACCCATCCTGCCATAGCATTGAAGTTGTAGGCATTAGTAGCGAACTCGTTTACTGCAGTACCTAGACCTTGCATAACGCTAGTCATAGGGTCCATGTTGTAAGACTTACCACCACCAAACTGAGGAAGAACTCTATCGCTACGTCTCATATCATTCTTAACAAACTCACTGAAAGGTACACGATACATGACATCTTCAGGGTCTAGCTCTTCAATAGTCTGATTACGTGCTTTAACAGATATATCGAACGATTCATCTAAGTCCCATCCATTTTCTCTTACTACTCTGTTAAAGTCTTCTAAAGAATCTAAGGAACCGTTCCAATCAGCATTGTTTCTTACTATTTCATCTATATCATCAGCACCGTCAACGATAGCTTGTCTGATATTATTAATCTGTTCTACTGCAATATCAGCATCTGTTTTACTGAAAGTAGTCATAAGACTCTTGACGCGCCCAGTACTAAGATTACCAATCACTACAAAGTAATTAGCTTTGGGGTTGAACCTTGGTCCACCTGCATTGTAGCCCATAACGTCTTCAGGGTTTATTACGTCTACTCTGTTTGGACGTGTTGCGTATAGTGCACCCTCATACTCTTCATGAAGTTTCCATATATCGAATCCTTCATCTAGTTCTGTTTTACGTAAACGAGCATTACTTGCAATGTCTATTACGAAATCATCTGCACCTACTTTATCTTTACTAACTACTTTAGCAGGAATCTTGAAGTCGTTAGGCATAGTTAGAGTCTTGTAGCCTTTTTCTACAAAACTACGAACACGATTGTTAGACTCTAGAATGTAGTGTGCATCTGAAAGAGTTACGGTAGCGTTATAAGCATCAATAACCTTTTGATCTGGTAGTGATCCTGTGCTTAACTTCCAAGCATTAGAGAACTCACCCTCTGTTTTCCATACACGAGTTGAAGCTTCTGCACCATCGCGAATACCAGTTGTAATACTTTCTAGTAACTGATAATCATCTACACCAAGTGCGTCTATTTTCTTGTATTCTTTTTCTACGAGATTTCTAACTGCAGCTTGCGAGTCTTTTCCTAAGTTAGCTAGTATTGTAGAACGTTCTACACCACGTAAAGCAGTAGAACCCATAAGGAAATTACCAAACACCCTACCCATAGTCTTACGAACTATACCACGTTCTAGACGTAGAAGCTGATCAGGATCGTAGTCTAGTGTAAAGTCTTTATCTTTCGCAACCTTACTTAAATCTAGGTTCTCTTGGAATCTAACAGCGTAGCCTTTCAGATCACCTGCTTCATCATTGATCTTTACAACCTGACCACCTGTTTTTTCTGCAAGTCTCTTAACACCTGAAGGAGCTTCACCACTTTTCAATGGCTTATATAGACTGCCATCAGCAGCTTTACCGAAGTCGATGGTAAGTACGTAGTTACCGAACCCAGTATCAACTGCAGGTGGAGCGTTATATACAGGGTTTCCTACACGATGTTTAAAACGATCAACAAACTTAGCAGTAGTGAGAGCTATCTCTGATTCAGTTAGAGCCTTACCCATTGCTCCTGACTCGTATACTTTCTTGAACTCTTGAGCAAGTTTATTCTGTTGCATGATACGAGCGTAACGCCCCTCTGCTACAGGAACTGTAGGTGGGTGTAGGTTTATAGAAGATGGTCCTGCATCTGCATGAACTGCAGGGTCTAATCTGTTCTTAGAAATATCTGCAGCAACGTCAGCTGCCTCTTCAGGTGAAACCTCACTTGAAATCTTACCTACAATACTTCTAGGTTTAGATGTTTTAATAACAGTTTTTAATCCTGCTTTACCTACAGAACCTAAACCAAACAAGTCAAGGACAGCCATATACTTAATAAAGTCAGCCGAAGGATCATATCCGTAGTTCAATGCAGAGCTTTTCAACCAAGCTAGTGTGTTTGCATTGTTCTCTCGAAGACCTTCAGACATAATACTGTCGATCTCGTTCTTAGCCCACTTAGCAAACTCATTAAGATCAGAGTTAGGATCAGTAGCTTTAAATAAAAACTCAGCACCAATTCTTTCTGATCTCTTAGTTAAGTTCTCTGGAATACCTATAGTTATATCTCGTAGCAAGAAAGCACCGAAGTCTAAACCACGATCTATGATACCTGTTTCTTCTTGCTCTTCGTATTCTTTAAGAATGTCTTGAACGATAAGCTGAGATATTCCTATCCTTAAATCAACAGGATCAACAGAGTCATCGCCTTGAGCAATGGCTTGTTCATAGTAGAACTGAGGGTTGCTTAGAAAGTCTTTTTGTTTTATCTCAATGTTGTTGTAGTTAGTCTCAATCTCTTCTGCAGTTTGTGTTCTTTGTTCTAGAATCCTATCTACATACTTTGTAAGAGGAGAAGAAGTAAGACTAACATGAGATTTAGCTGAGTTTGCATCTAAGTCCTGTCTCCCAGTATAATAGAATATTTCATCTTCTTGCGTAGGAGAAGCTACGTTTGGCACATCAGCCTTTAACTCAGAGGGAAAAGCATCTTCATAAGATAGAATCTCACTCTCGTTGTCTGATCGTATTTCAAGTTGTTCAACCACTGTTTAACCCTAACTAAAGTCTAGCGTAAGTACCTAAAGCATTCATTCCTATATTAAAGTAACCTTGAGACATTCCTGCATACATAGAAGAACGTTGAGAAGCCATACCTGCTTTTGCAGAAAGCACATCTTGTTCCGCAGCCAAGACTCCTGCTTGTCCGTAAAGTCCTTTGATCTGACTTTCTAAGTCTACTGATGATTGTCTAAGTGCTGTGATGTTCTGAGATATACCAGACATCTGAGTTGAGAAACCTAAACCTGCAGCTAGATTAGAACCTATAGATGCAGCACCACCTGCTACGGCTGAAGACCCTGCAGCACCTTGAGCAGCACCTGCAGAAGCAACCCTAGCTCTTTGAATTTGTGCTTGTCTTATAGCTTGAACACGTTGTTGCCTTACTTGAAGTTGCTGTGCTCTTCGTTGTTCTTCAATCTGTTGTTTCTGTAATGCAAGCTGTTCTCTAGCAAGAGCAGTGGACTCCTGTTGAAGTTCACTTATCTCCATTGTTTTTTCTGAAGCTTCTTCCATATAGCCTTGAGCTTCAGCCTGAGCCTTCTTTGCTTTCTTTTTCGCACTAATTCCTGCTACTGTACTAACGACAGCTACTGCCGCTATTGCTGTTGATACTGCTACCATATCATAATACCTTTACATAACTTTCTTCTGCACAAGAAAACCCTTGTCTTTGAAATAGTATACCTGCTTTAGAGCCTGTTGATCTGTCTACAGTAGAAAGTCTAACGAGACTACACTCAGTATCCTCTGCCCATTTAACATATTCTTTTATTAGTTTCACAGAAGTTTTTCCGTTTCTATGTTCTGGTTCTAGCCAAAACATTAACTCTTGAGCTAATAGTTTATCATTGAATAACATCTCAGATGCTACTGCAACTAAAGCTCCTACTACAGTGTTGTTATCACAAACAACTCTAACAAAACCGTAGGGTGAATTTATTAATTCTTTTAGTGAATCACTTATTTTAGTTGTATTTATATCAGATGTTGCTAGAAAATCTGGTACTTCTTTTGCGAATTGTTTACATAAAAGAAGAATATCTATTATATCGCTATGGTTAGCGTCACGAATTGTATAAGACATCAAGTCTCCTAATTAGAAGCTACGGTTAACTCCACCAAGAACTGAGTACCCAAGTAGAATAAAATCTTTACCTTGTTCACTCTCGAATTTAATACGCATTGATCTTCCCCTGCCACGTACTTTCATTCTGGTTACAATGACTGACTCAGGGTAGTCGAAGTCTAATAAGTTAGTAGAATCAACTATCGGCATTGACTTCAATTTGTAAGCCTGTTGTGGATTGCTAGATGAAGTATTCTTAAAATCCCAAAAAGCAGATACTAACATTGAAGATGGATTGTTTGGATCATACCCAGTTGTTTCATTACCTTCCCATGCAGTTTCTTTTCTTCTCATGTAGGTTGTAATAAAAGGTGCAGTCTTTTTCAGAACAAGATCACCCATAAAATCATAACCTGCTTCAGCGAAAGAACTGTAGTTTGTAGTTCCCCAATCTAAGTAATCATCATTAGTAAAGGAACCCATAGTTACTTTATTAGTGTCACCATCTCTTATAAGTAAGATAATAGCAGGTGCACCTGTAGTAGAAACATTCTGTATAGATACAACATCATCTCCTGCAGAGGTTACAACATCGTTTCCATTTCCTGTAACGACATCAAACGTAGAAGCAGCTGCACCAAATCCAGAAAAGAACTCAATACCTATTATTGAATCTGTAGGTTCTGTTTCGTCTTCTATGTACCAAGGGTAGAATGCTTGTATAGCTGTATCTAAAACTAGTATGTTATTTACTTTTGATTCTACTGTTTCATTTAGACTAGGCCATGCCCAATAAAGTCTTTTGTTAATAGGATCAAATGTAGACTTTAACTTTAGTTTAGATGCTGTTGGAATCTCATCCCAGTAAGTCTGTATAGTTCCAAGTGTTAGATTAGACTCAGTAGGTCTTCCTGCATTTGAATCAAATGAAAGAGTGTGTATACCGTTTTTACTCCACCATAAAGGAGTACCATCTGCAACAACAAAACTTCCTGCATCCACTATACCTACGTCTGTAATCTTCTTAACAGAAAATGCTGTAGGTCTAAAGAAATCATCTACACCTGATACTGACCACACACCATTTTCAGCAAATATGTATAGACGTGCATCTATTACGTAGAGTACTTTGATACCAGTAGCACCTGATATTTTAAGAACTCCACCATCTGTATCTAGAAGGTCACTGAAGTTTTCAGAGGTAGGATCGTTCTGTTGTAAACACTCACCTGCTTGGTTTAAGTCTTCTATAATCTGAGAAAACAAAACAACGTCTGAGTTTTTAGAACTATCTAAACCACCGTAGAATATACGTCCTGCAAAGTTAGCTGCAGATTTAAATCTACTTGACTCTACTTCTGTAGTAAGTCCAGAGATTCCTGAAGCAGTAGCCCTATCTTTACTGAAGAAGTTTAAAATATAGTGACCGTTACCTGTCAGTGAAGTACCACCGTATATCTTATCCCATTCAGTTGCACTATAGTTTCCACTAGAGTCTTTACCTGCATACCAAGGATGTGTAAGACGTTTAGTTAAAGTTGTTGGTGCACCGTTTCCTGTATTCCAACCTGTGTTCTGTGCGTCATACTTACGTGCGTCTGAAGGAGAAGACTCATCATTGTAGTATGTAGATGTGTCACCTTGCCATTCAAAGTCACGTACACGAAAGCTTATCTGACTAACCGTGAGTGCTTCTGTTACGTTGTCACGTTCAATGTAGATAGGATCGATTGCCTCTGAAACAACTACTAACGCACCCTTAATGGAAGCAAACCTACACTTAGCCTGAGAAGCACCTACGCTTCCTGATACTTCGTAAGTAAGTAAGTTTACTGTACCTGTTTCAATGTTAGCAGAGAAAGGAGCATCTGACTTATTATAGAAGTATAAAGTTGCTCCATTCTGAAATATTAGAAACTCTAGACCTGACTGACCACCTACGTTAAACCAAGTTCCTGTTGTAGTAATCACATCATCTGCTACAGTAAAACTAGATAGCTCAAAGTTAGTTTCTTTAGCTGCGCCTTTACGTCTACGTCTTGAACCGTCACGTCTAAGGTCACAGTTCAGTTCATCTATTGAGGCATCTGGTGGAAACGTTAGCTCACCTGCCTCAGTGATCAGACCTTTAATGAAGGTGTTAACTGCTCTTTGGTTGAGGCTTTGTGGCATTTCGTTTCTTACGCTCCTCGTAGTCCTTACCAAACGCTTCTCTTCGAACTGTTTTAGAAGGAGTAATTCCGTTTAGATATACTTGTATTGCTTTCTTTGCACTATCTAGTGATGTATACTTTCCACTTAAATCTCCTGGAACCTTGCCTTTTTCTACATGGACCTCGAAGAATATAAAGCCATCTGGTGATTTTCTTACATGGATAGGAGTAACTAGTTTTTCTGGACATGTGGCCTTCAGTGTTTTACTGTCGTAATTAATCTCGAAGTTAACGTCTACCATAGTACGGCCTTTTGTTTTCTTTCTTTACTCTGTACATATCACTCTGCATATAAGACTTTTGCCTACGTGCAGCTTGTTCTATCTTCTGATCTACACCACTCTTAAACAAAGAAAAGCATGTAGATTTAGACTCTGCTATTAGATACGGAAACAATACTGCATCTATATCAGGCGTGAAGTTATCACTTATTGTAAATGTAGGAATCTTGTGTCCTAGTGCTTGTGTCTTAGATTCTGCTAGTATCTGGTCTACATCGTTATCGTGAGAGTCCATTACAATATGAAGGTCATCGAATGATGTATAGAAGTTAGGCATTTTGTTGTTACGAATTAGAATAGGTGTACTTCCGTTTACATCGTTAACAACTGTGATATTATCCCCTTCAGTATTTAATGTTAAAAATGTTAGAGGTTCAATGTATTCTATTTCTCTGAACTCATTACCTGAAGTTTCTTTTACATTATATCTAATTAAATCTATTCTTTTCACACCATCAGGTACTTGAAAGTGTGTAGGTCTTGTAGAGTCTGATAAACTTACAAGCCTCATTAATTCTTGGTGTTCTGGTATCATCCTTGTAGATACCATGTTAAGATAAACATCACGTACTACAGATGCAATTTGTTCTGCTTCTATAGAATCACTGATGCTGTTTACATCTTCGGAATCCATATCCGATAAGATGTTCTGTACTATTTGTAGTAGAGTTCTTTTCATTATGTGTGCTCCACTACTACTGCTACAATACAGTCAACGTGAGAAGTTGCTCCCCCATCACACTGAAGAAGAACATAATCATTTGCAGTTACTGTGTTGTTTGAAGATGGATTTAAAACATCAACATCTCCTGCAGCTGATCCTGATTGAGTTATTGTTATTGTACCCATAGTTGCTGCAGAGGAGTTTTTAGCTGTTAACGTAACATCCCCACCTGAAATAGCAGCTTCGATAATACTTGTTATTCGACTAACAGTTCCTGCAAAAGGAATAGGTACATATAAATCTTCACTGCTAGATATGTCTGAAAAGTGTACTGTTATAACTGAACGTCTATGGTCTTCCCAAGTTCCTGAACCTGATCCATTTGCAACATACACATCTCCTGAACTAGCAGTAGCTACACCCTTTGGCTCATGAAGATAAGGGTCAGAGAGTGCTGAATGGTTTACGTTTGCCATATTATAAATTCCTCAAGAGCATAAAAGAAGGTAGCCCCCGAAGGAGCTACCTATTAGTATTAAGTTTCGATGTAAGTAATAACTAACTTAGCAGCACCTGCAGTAAATGCAGCTGTTCCGTAGTTAGCTTTGATGTATGCGTCTGCAGCACCAGTCATTACAGCACCACCTACTAAAGCACCGTCACAAGCGACTGCTTTAGTTGTAGCGTTAATGGCTGTAAGTGCAATGGTTGCATCGATACCATCAGCATCAATAGCAGAACCTGCAGAGTTATACGCACCGATTCCCAAGGTTGCAGAACCACCTGAAGTAAAAGCAGTAGTCACCAATAGGTGAGCACCTGTGATGTAAGAGTTAGCAGGAATAAAAGGATCATTCGCTGCAGGTGTTGCCGCTGAAGAACCTAGTTCTGTAGCATCTGCAATATCAATTACAAGAGTTTTTACTTCAGACTTGGCTGTAGTACCTGCATCAATTGCAGCACCTTGGTCAAGACCTGTGATGACACGTAGGCCATCGTCATTATTGTAAGACATGTATCTTTCTCCTTATCTTAATTAGACGTTAGTTTTAGATACAACGCGAACCATGTTCTCTGGACGGTACAACTTGACACCGTAACGAGCAGTAGTTACAAACTCATCACGTTGGAAGTCTTTGTTGTAATCGTAGTCCACTTCTGGCATTTGCCGCCATGCACCCACTAATGGGGAAGCACTTGGGTCTGCAGAGAAGAACAAGTTAGCCTTACCATTAACAGATGAGAAGTCCACATTAGCATCGGCTGATGTAGGCAACGCACTGTCAGTAACGTCAGCTAGATAGTTCGAGCAGTACACGTCAAAACCATACACGTTTGCAACGAATTGCATACCTGTTGCAATACCATCACGTACAATACCTTCGAAACGTGGGTTGTTTGACACGTTTGTTAGGTTTGATAGAGTATTCAATGTGTACTCTACTGATGGATCAACGATAGCAACTAGGTTACGATCAGGTACATTTGATTTCTTCAAGACGTGTCGAGCACGAGCGAAGTCCTCAAGTGTAACAACCGCACCAGTTCCTCCTGCAGCGTATCTGTGCTCTACACCATCGATAGACTCGTTGGAGTTTGCTGATACACCTGCTTCGGGAGCAGCCATAGTCGTTGTTTCGAAGTGTGCCATGATAGCACGTTCTTGTTCTGGAACAAAACGAGAAACCATTTCGTTCATGTAGAACATGTCTTGTTTAGCTTTCTTAGTAATATAAGTAGCTGATGATAGATACTTGTCAACACTGAATGTGAATTGACCTGTATCCAATGGACGATACTGAACCGCTGTGTCTTCAGCATAGTTGTCCACTTGTGCCTGACCGATTGATGGTATCTTGAACGTATCGCCATCAGGAAAACCTTCTAGCATACGGACATAACGCTGTGCCATCATCTCGTCACGCAGAATCTCTTTTAGCTCACCAGACCATACCTCTGAGCGAGTTAAGAGAGACACGTTACCAGTTGTCATAGACATACTGCATCTCCTTTATTAAAGTTATGTTGATTAAACACCGAACTTATCACCTAGACGTTGACGATCTTCCATCATCTGTTGTTGCATCTTTGGTGTGTAGTATAAGCTACGGTTTTCTCTACGCATAGTTTGATAATAATTAAAATCACGTTCTGCGTTAGGTTTAACTCCAACAGCCTCTGTGCGAACAGACCCCTGAGTAATGGGTTTGAATGTCTGTTGTTTTTCGCCAATCAAAGCAAAGAACGCTGATGGTGATTCGGCTGCTAAATCTTGCATACGTTCCACACTAATCCCAAGTTCTTGCGACTTACTGACTAGTACGTTACGTGCCTCAGTACCATATGTCTCTTGCAACTTAGCGTCAACAGTAGAAATATTCTGTTGAACAGTAGCTTGAGTCTCACGTTCTGTTAGAGTTTTTTCAACAAGGCTTTTTAAGTCTTCCTCACTCACTGCAAGGTTGGTGTTACCTTCAGTATTAGTGCCACCGTTATTATTGTTATTGGACTCTAGAGGTTTTTCGTTGGTGGGAGCCGAAGCCTTTCCCTCTAGCTGTTGCAACAACTGGGCTGCATAGTCTTGCTTACTGAGGTCTTCTCGCATTTGTGTGAGTTGAGTCTCAAGGTTCTTGATATGCTCATCAGCCTCAAGTTTACCTTTAGCAAGAACTTCAGGGTCTTTCCAGTTATCACCCCTTGTCTCTACGAGCTTTTGCAAATAAGATTCTTTTGGTTGTTCCTCTTGTTGCGTCTGCTCTGGTGTAGTCTGAGCTTCCTGTGGTTGGGTATCTGCAGACTTTGCTTCATCAAATATTGACATTATTGTAATCGATCCTTACGGTTGAGGTCTATTAGTTTCAGAATGTCCTCAAGAGCAGCATTGTACTCATTAACGGCAATCTGTTTTTCAGCCCATCCAGGGCCATAATCACGAACAGAATCTTTCTTGAATAGTGTCTGCTCAATGACATCTTGTAAATCATCGAAGGCATTCTTGTAGTACATAATCTCTTCGATGCGTTTGTTCTTATCCTCACCCTTTAGACCTTTGGTCCAAGCTGAGTGCATTTATTTCATTACCTTCTTTTTCTTTGGCATAGGCTTCTTCTTAGGCATAGGTGCTTTAGGAGCCTTCTTCTTGTACATTTGACCTTTTGCGGGCATTGGAGTTCTCCTTATATTCCAAGTTCTGCAGACTGCATTAGTCTCTCTTCATTAACTGCTTCTAAGTCTTGAGCAGCTGCTTGAGTTTCCATTGACTCAGATACTGCTACATTCTCAGAGAACAAGGTAGGTTCACCTAGTTCGTAAGCAATGATTCGAGCTAGTTCTTTTCCTGACAAGTGTGGAGCTACGGTTGGGTCTTGTGCTTTTACAGTAGCCATCTGTAGTAAGTTCTGTAATCTTCGAGCACGTTCAGCAAAGTGTCTTGCTCCTACAGGAACTACCTTACCAGTAGAGGTCAGGTCTTCTCTGGTAATCTCAAGGAATCTAGAGAATCCTCTATCATCATCTAATACTCTAATAGTATCTGATACGTTCATGTATCGTCTAGCCATCTCAAGCATACTGTTTAAGATAGGCTCTAGGAAGGTACGCTCGAAGTGAGCAGCCTTGTGTTCGAAGATACGTGACGCTGAGTTCTGTAGTGTCTGTACTTCGAAAGCAGTCTTTTCTCCTGGAGTACGGATACCCATAGCTTGTCTAGGAGCACCTGCCATCTCTTCCATCTTATTCTCTAAGACTTGAATCTGCATGTCTGCATTTAGTGCAGTAGCGTCAGGAGCCATGTACCCTACGTCACCTTCTTCACCCATGTAGATTCTAGCTCCAGGCTCGAAGTCAAAGTCCTCTACATCACCTTTTACTTTTAGTATTGGGTATGCGATCTGATCAAAGACATCTGCCTTGAGGTTCTCTAGGTGATCAATCCTGTACTGCATTCCTACAAGATTATCTAGTGGACCCATTGCGTATAGGTTGTCTGGACGGTTACGCCATCCACTGTGGAAGATAGGAGCCTTACCCATCCATGATGGATTCTCTTGATTGTCTAGTACGTGAGCACGATCTACGATAGTAATCACACGGTCTGACATTAACTCACCAGACTCTTGATCATAGATGTCACCGTAGAATGTCATAATCTCTACGTAGTCTGATTCGTAGTATTGCTCTATGCTTGTGAAACCATCAGCAATAAAACCTTCAGCTTTTTCGAAGTGACCGTCTGTTCCTCGTACATTCTTACGAGAGTACATCATCTTTTCGAAAACACCTTTGAGGTATTTGTTTTTAGGATCAGAGTCTACCATTCGTTTGATCTCACCTAAAGACTTAATTGTTTTTATAATCTTTGGTGAGTCTTCGAATGATGCAGCTGTTGGATTGAAACATATGTCGTATGGTGAAATACGTACTAGTTTAGGTCCAACATACTTTGGTATTATTTCTCCGTCTTCTTTCTTAGAGTAACCTTCGTTCCACTCAACCATAGCGAAACAGTTACCGTAAAGAATCCAATCTTGTACTATATCTGAAACTGTATTAACAAAACCAGACTGACGTACTTTGTTTTCCATGTACGCCTGTATTGCTTCTCGTGTTTCTTTACGTGCTGAGTCACGAGTATCTGCTTCCCACTTCATCCACTTCTGTTGTGGAAACAAAGTAGCAAAGTAATTAGCGTGAAGGTTATCTGCAATCTGTGTTATCTTTGGTGTAGTCGTTGTATTAGACCAAGGAAGGATTGCGTTAGCTGTTGTGGTTGTATCGGTAGCATAAAGGTAGTTACGTAACTCTTTAGTACCTTCAACCCAATGGTGACGTAACTGATGCCATAGTCTCCACTTATCTGCGATCTCTACGGCAAGGTTATCTGGATCGATAAGATTTTCAATATCAATAGTTTTCATTACCTACTCCCTGCTCTGAAACGGCTATTCGCCCAGACAATGTTACTTTCTCGTTTCCTGTTAAGGTTACGTGTTGGACGTACAGCCATATCAACTGCAGATGCTAGAGCGTCAATTACGTCATCATGTGGGGGGTTACGTGTAGACAGTTCGTCTTCCAAGTACTGAGTGTTACCACCACGATAATGCCACATTTGAAGATTATCGTATCTAGGTTCTAGAACCGAAGCAATACGCTCTTGTTTATTACCTTGTTGTTTGTTAGGTCTGAACTCATCAATGCTTAGTGCTAGACCATGTTGTTTAATTAAATCTTTTAGTTGTTTAACGATTGCCATCTGAGCTACAGTAACTTCTGCTCTTAGCTTTCTGAAAGACCACTTGTTATGTAACTCAAAGATATGATCGAAGTATTCAGATATACGATCAGTCCTGAACCTGTCAATGTCTAAGACGTATACGTTGTTCTCTGAGTCAACACCTATTAAAACAAGTGCAGTGTAGTCAGCCTTTGATCTTAAACTAAATGCGAAGTCGATTGCTCCGAATAGATTTAGTTTACTATCTTTGTAATGCCAGTGACCATTATCTAATCGTAGATGTTTCCTGTCGAAGTATTGTATCTTGTCTCTTGATACTGGTACATTGTCAGGATCACTTGGATCATTGTAGTACTGTGCTTTGAACTGTCCTTTGTCTAAGTACTTACCACGTTTCTTAGCTAACGTAGCAATGTCGAACCCAAACCACTTACCGTCTTTACGTTGTTGTTTAGGCCACAAGAACTGTCCAGTACCGTCACCTTGATCTTCTACAGGTTTCTCTAAGATTTCGTATATGTTATCTTCACCTGTTTGTTCTCCTTCATCATCGTAGAGAACTTCTTTCATTTCCATCAAGTCGTTATATAAATCTTTACTGTGATACCTCGTACCTACAACCCACTCTCTAGCGTCAGCACCTTCGATAGATGATAGTAGTGAGTACTGACTTGCTACCTTCGATCTACCCTCAGATGTCAAAGCATTCTCAGCAACTACAACATCATCTAGTACAGCTATGTCACAGTGTAGACCTGTTAGTGATGTAGTAAGTCCACCTGTAAATATACTTGGATCACGAACATTTTCTTCTTTACGTAGTGGGTGATCTAAACTAATCTCTGAGTTAGTCCACCTTGATCGTTTACCTTCTTCTTGGTTTACGTGTTGAGGCCAGTACCGTCTGTATATCTCAGATGTCAGAATACCTTTTATGAAACTAAGTTGTTTCTCTGCGAGGTTAGCTGTAGCTGATATGTACAACACACGTAAGGTTGGGTCTTTGGTTAGTTCCCACGCTACCCTGTAAGCTATGAGTCTTGACTTACCGTGATCTCGTGGAAACAAAAGTAACTGATAGTTTCTAGCGTCCTGCCTTGTCCACCACTCTATAACTTCTTTGTGACAGTCACCTAGTAATTGTTGAGGAGCTACTAGCTGTATGAAGAACTCTAGATCATTCTCAGCTGCTTGTCTGATCTGGTCTAGTGCTTGTTTAGCCATGTTAGTTCCTTATGGTGCTAGAGGCCAATCATCGTCTTCTAGGTTAGGCCATGCGTCTAGATCACTAATACCACGTAGTTCTTGTCTGTAAGTAGCCCATGCAGTCTTATCTTCGTTGCTTAGTGGGCTATCATTTATCTGTGTCCAATCACTATCAGCTAGAAGTTTGTTACGTGTAGTTCTGTGTCCTTCGGCTGTAGCTGCATCTAGTGTAGCTTGATAGGCTGCTTCGTGTTCTGCTTTGGTAGTCGTAACGCCTTCTTCAGTAGTATCAGCAAACATATCCCTTGCAACATACTTCTCAACCCAGTTGCCGTTTGCATCTTGCTCTACACCATCACGTACACTTGTTTGATATGCTGTTGTTGTAGCGGCAGGGCTTGCGAGCACTGGGTCTAGGTTTAGTGCGTCTAGCGTTGCTGCTTTCCAGACACGAGGCAATGACATATGAGCAAAGTCTGCTCTCCATTGACCTTGCGTTTTAACTTCGCCTGTTGTTCTTTCTCTGTATTCACTCATTGATTGATCCTTTCATATGAGCTTGATTATGCTATTGCGTAGAAGATGTAAGTCTCACCAGATACATTAGTTGTATTTTTAGATGTACTGTTAACACCAACAATAAAACCAGAATTATCTGGATCAATAAAATCTACAGTTGTTGTTTCTGCAAGTGTTGAGTTAAGCCTTAGTCTTGGATCGTTTCCTGCTGCAACAATACCTCTTTGAGTATCGAAAAGATGCCAATCATTTGCATCTGTTGTAACTTTTATCAATACAAACCTAGCACCTGCACTAAATCCACAGTCTATTACTTTTGACCCATCTGTAGTTCCATCTCCAGTATAACTCCCCACCTTTGATATACCTGCGAGTGTTGCAAAGAGGTAGGCTATGAAGGTATAGCCGCTTTGGTTTGTATATGTGCTAGTTCCTACGGTAAAGTCGGTGTCTGTAGGGGTTGTTGAGTTCCAGTAGCTAGGTTGGCTATTAAACACAGCGGAATTGCTTTCTAGACGCATAAACGCATTATTTCCATTATCTTTATGGTAAACAATCCAATTTGATCCGTTTGCGTTTCTTGCTTTCACCCACATCATGTCAGGTGCAACACCAAGGTTATGGCTTACAGTACGCCCTGCTGTTGAGTTCCCGCTGTAAGCAACCACATCACAGAATCCTGGAGCACGTTTCCACATCCAAGCGATTGAGCTAGAATTAGTGTTAGCATTATACCAACCATCATTAAAGTCAAATTGATAGTTGCTGTTATTGGTTACAGAATTAGTAGATGACGTTTCTAAAAATGTACCTTGAAGGATTCTTGTACCTACCTTAGTTGAATTTGTTGAACTAACTCTATTTCCTCTCCAAAGAGCCATATCTACAGGAAAACCAGAGTTAAAGTTAGGTCTAACACCTGAACCTTCCCAATCATCTACATCAAACACATCAGTCGCATTTTCTGGTGCAGCTAGTGGGCCACGTCTGATTGCCATGTAAATGTAGGTTTGATTGTTTTCATTGGTGTCGGTGCCTTGACCTGCAAGAAACCCTGTTTGGGTTAAGTAACCTGCACGATAGGTTGAACTTTCAGCATCAGCAGCGTTTGCTTTTAAAACAGGGGTATCTACTTCACCAGTACCAAAAGCAGCCGAAAAACCTCGCATAGTATCTATCATTACCCAAGGGTCTGAATTAGTGGTTGACTTAATCATAACCCATTGAGGTTCAAACCCTAAGTCAACCTCTGGTGAGCCATCCGTATTCCCACTTGTATAACTACCACACTTGATAATATCTTGGTCACTATCAGGACCAAACTCACCGTCACCATCGTTGTGTGCGAATAGGTAGGCTACGAAAGTTGCACCATTCTGGTTAGTGTCGTTTACAGCACCAACAGTAAATTCTGTTGATGTTGGAGCAGTGTCATTCCAAGCATAAGCTGCATTTGTTCTTGCGGCAGTTTTTTCTAACTCAAGGAAATAATCTTCTGGTGCTGTTGCGTCTACTCCCCGATGATAAACATACCAACTTTCCGCATTGCTTGTAGACTTAACTATTATCATTCCGGGCACAGAGCCTAAGTTATGACTAACCGTTCTACCTGCAACACCATTCCCAGTATAAGTCACCACATCAAAGAACTTAGGGGCTTTGCGCCATGTCCAAGAGGCATATTCTCTAGGTGAAGTGTTGGTTGTGCCACCATTACCTAACGTAAATCCATCAGAGTTAAATGCAGTTAAATCTGATGCAAGGGTGTCTTCAGCATTAGTGCTATCCGATCTTAGTCTTTTAGTTGCACCCCTTTCTGTATCAAACAAGCCATGAAAGGTTGTAGTTGTCCTACTCTTAAACCAAACCAACCCACCTTCGCCACTGAGGTCAATACCGTTTGTTATTGTTCGTGGTGAAGTGCTATCACCAGTATACAAATAAGTGCTAAACACCTCGTCTACATCAAGACCTGCGCCACCTGCGGAACCTGCGGCTGCTTGGAGTAATTTCTTTTTAGTAGCCATTATTGCTTATCCTAATGCCTGACCTGCCGTAAATCCGTACCAGTTCGTACCGCCATCCCTTGTGTAGAACACAAACACATCTTTTGCTGATGCAGTTGCTGTGAGCGTTGGGGCAGTTGCTGAAGGCCAATCTACCTCAGTAGGCCAAGTGACTGTATAACCTGATGCTGATGCGTCTTGGATTATCTCTAAACTGAAGCTAAATGCTGTGCCACTTGCAGGTTCACCACTAAAAGTAAACGTAGTGTTTTCAGTTAATGTATGACTAAAGGCGTTGCCGTTCTCACAGTTTACTGTTGTAGCGTTAGAACTTGATGTAACAGCTGCGTAGGTTTCGTTATATGATTTAGCTTTTAGTTCTTCCGCTAAGTTCACGTCACCGTCAGCGTTTGCAGTAACTACCTTGGATGCTTGTGATGTACCTAGAGTCGTAATGTCATTGTAGTTTAACTCAGTAGCTGATGCTGTTACGCTCAAGTCTCCTAGAGTTACCTGACCTCTAACGTAAGTAGAAATCTGAGCACCAGTTACTTTCTTAGTTGTACCGCTTTCGTTTACCTCATATTCCTGTGTACCTGAAGCAGAGCTTGCAGCGGTCATGTCTGAAATTTTAATATTAGCCATTTGTTAAAAAGCCCTCTTCCAAGTGTTTGCGTCTATCTTTTTGTATATAGCTAAAGGATCATCCCATACTCCACTTTGTTTTACTTTAGGAGTAAAGGTAGTCCACGAGCCATTCCATTTTACGTAAGCTATAGAACTAAATATAATCTGTGTGCAGTCAGCTTCTAAGAAACCTTCAGAAACATTACCCTGTTCAATAACAATTCGTGTGTTACCTGCTTCATCTATTCTGGTGTCACCTGCTTCTGTAATCCTAGTAAGTGTTTCATCTTCAGTAGATAGTTTACCGAAATGTACAAAGTCGAATCCATCATTAGTAAATGTACCTGAAGCACTCAGAGACGTAGCAGCATTCTTGATCCGTAAGCCATCGAAGGTTGCTGTACCTGTACCACTAAGCGTCTTACTGATGTCGAAACTATTAAGACCAAGGAATGTAGCAGTACCTGTACCTGATACGTTTAGTCCTTGAGAGAAGAAGTTACCGCCTGTAGCAACTAAACTTGAAGTAGCACTTAACGTAATAGGATCAGCTTCTGTAGTAAGTCCTGCAGCTGTAATCTTAGAACCAAGTGACTGTAGGTTTGCAGCTGCTTGGTAGGTGATTGCTGCTACAGATGCAAGAGTACCTGCTCCTGATAGTGCAGCTAAACCTTCAGCGAACTGTTCTGATATACGTGAATCACCTGCTTCAGTAATACGTGTATCAGAGGCTTCTGTGTGTCTAAACCCTTCTGCAGATTGAATGTCTACTGTCTTTTGTACCCAAGAAGCAGTGTTTCCTGTAGTAGTAAGAAGTAAAGGAGATAATCCTGTAGGAGCACCACCTGCACCAGAAGTAACAACTTCAAGGTACACTTTAAGCGTACCCATTGTACTGTTACTACTATAACGAGCCTCATAGAAAGTAAAATCAGGGTCATTCCCTAAAGTTACTTGCGGTCCTCTAAGTAGAAAATCATATCCTGCAGTAGAACCACTACCAGATGCTTCAGCGTATAAGTAGTAGCTACCAGAGGCTCCACTAGTTAAACCAGTGCCAGACGAGCCTGTGCCAAATCCGTCTCTGTTCCATCTTCCTGAACTAGTAGCAGTTGCAACACTAGTCCAAGAAACAGAAGAGTAGTCAGTTATACTTGTTGAACTAGTAGTGGTTTCCCAACCAGTAGCGTTAGCTTCAAAACTGTAAGCAGTACCATCTAGGTTAATTAAGTCTAGTTGAAGGTCTGCTCTATAACCACCGCTTGTATTCTCATAATAGAAGACTGGCCTTACGGTTGCGCCTCTGTATATATTAGCCATGACAGAAGCCCTTTGCTATTATGCTAATGTTAAGTCTACGTTACCTATAGCGAATGTAATTGTATCACCATCTTCAACAGTCTTAGATGCAGTCATAGCACCATGCCACAACAAGTTACCAGAACTTGCGGCATCGAAGATACCTACGTGAGTAACTGTACCGTAGTTAGCACCTGAAGCAGTAAAGCTTACAGCACCTGTGTTACTTGTAGCACCACTAG